ATTTGTGCTAGTGCTTTTTACGCTGTTAGTTGTGTTTCGTGTGTTATCTCTTGCACTAGTACTAGTTTCATCGTCAGTATCCGTCCAATCTTCCATCCTATCATAATTTTCAATCGGGTTGTATTCCAATACAGTTGTATCATACAACTTTTTCCAATTAATCTGATACTTGTTACTCCATATCGTAATACGATTTTTCATATAAGTAAAATCGGGATATAAAATTTCTAATTCCCTAGTTCGCATCAAAATTGCATCAATAGCAATCTGTTTCACAAGCCCTTCAGGAACATTGAATCCGTCAAACAATGTGTTATCATAGTTATATAATCCCTCAACGGTTAATAAACTCAATCAGCATCACCTCCTTATGTTTCACGTGAACCATTTTCATTCGGGTTGTGTCTCCAATTTACAGACACTTCAACATCAAACATCTTTTTAACATCCGCACAACTTTTCTGCCAACCATCCAACCACATTTCCATTCTAGTTGACGTTTCAACATCGTTGCTTTCGGCTTCAGACGATATCATTCTTTCTTTCTTATCTGATCTGGCAGAGGGAATACCAACCTCAGTGCAAAACAATTCTTCCAATCTTCTCAGAGTATCCAGAACATCACCTGCAATATAATTCTGTCGCAAGTTGTTAACAAAATAATCCCACGGTTCTTCCGTCTGATCCCCTCTTTGTATTCTTAATTTCTCGTCATAGAAAACAGCTAACTCACCTCTCATGACCTGATCCATGACTTTTTTCAGACTTTCCGCTCCTGCTTTATTCCTTGCTCGGAAAACATATGCAAGTTTACTGTTCATAACGTTCATGTCTAATGATTCCATAGCAATAGACATTTCATTCGCATATCTTCCGACAAGATCCATGATTCCGCCATAGTCAGCGGTACACTTGAAAAGAACACACTGTTCTCCAATTACAGGCTCAATCACACCTTTTAACAATGGGTTGCTAATTACAGCCTGTGCTGGTCTGTAGAAAACGTTGTACCCTTTGAGCGTACACCCCTGTGGAATCACACCAAACTTGTCTGTATTGATGATTGCAACTGTACCCCAACAATACAAACAGTACAAAAAATAATCCTTGTCCCAGTTGTCGGGTACATCCCACTTCATTACAGAAATAGCTTTCTGCAATAAATACCGTTGAAAATACCAAAATAACTGAGTGTTTTTACAGTGATTAGTACTCGGGCTTATGCTACTATTATAATGATTGATATAATTATACATCACAGGTGCACCAACCCCCGTATCACATCCAAACATATATTCACCTCCTATAAGCTATTAAAATAATCAAACCACGCTCTAGCATATCCTGCACGTTCCTGATGCAAGCTAGCAGGCCTTTCATAATTAGCCTGAAATGCAAGTGCCAGGTATCCTGCATCCTGTGTGCTAACACTCCAATCCCTCCAACTTAACGGATATGCACTTGTGCTATACCATTGTGGCTCGATACCCCAGTTTTTAATTCCCGAACTCTGTTGAAACTCTGCAAAAATAACACTCAACTGTTTCTGACCGTCATACCAATCATCGTGATTTCCGTATAACACATCAATAACATTATACAGATCGGTCGGCGGTGTCCACTGCACAAGCCCGTGTCCAGTACCTCCAATTTCAATCAATGCAGGGTTGAAGGTACTTTCTTGCTGAATATTACCACACAATCCTGCAATAGCATTTACGCTCCATCCCTGAGATTTAAAATAATTTAAAATTACAGTTGCGTTATTTATAGCTTTTTCGTTGTTTCCACACAGGTTAGCGGTGGGATCGCCAAAATATTCACTGTTTCCACCTATCTGCCAATCACCACCAGAGAAAGGCCAGCGATAACAATGCGTGTAATGCGTACCGCTCTGTAAATCATATGTATTAATACTAACCTGATCCGGCAACGGTTTTTTGGAAGTGTGTGCACCCATCGTATGACCGCCATTGTCCAGATCATGAACAATTTCAGTATGTTGATGTTCACTGCTATTAATAACAAGAATATCTCCAACATGAAAATCAAAAGTCGCAAAGTCTGTTATTATAATTTCCTCAAAACCCAAACTTTTTAAAATTCCACCCATGGTATATGTTGTAAAGGGCCATGCACTCAAATTGATATCATAACCTGCATGACCTAAACCATACCACACAAAAGAGGAACAATCGTAGTATGTTACACCATTAACTGTACGCTCGTTTCTATATTCCTGTGAATAACCAACATTTGGTTCATTACATTTTTCAATCCACCAACTCATTGCCTGCAACATTAATCCACCGATCCCACCTGATCCACCCGATCCCCATGGGTTCTGCCCAGAGTTAGCACTTGTCATAAGCGCAACGAACATTGAAATATTGCTTGCAGGAAAACTACGCATAATACACACCCCCCTCAAGGAATTGCTTGATCTGCTCTTTTTCGTTTCGGGTTGCTCCACTCACATTGATAGCTCCGTTTTCAACAACGTAATACCCAGAACCTAAATCCTGCATTGTGCCATTTTTCATATAAGGGCGACCATTATCTGATCGGTCTTCATCTGTGATCTTATAGAACGTTTCAATTACATATGGTATACGCGCTATAGACAACAAAGTACCATTGACACCTCTTGTATGTACATCAGGTATTGCACTCTCAACCGCATTTGCAACTCCTGACGCACTTCCCAAAAAATTGCCAGAAAATAAATTCCCGATACTACTTAGCAAATTGCTTCCACTTTCAATAATGTTTGCCCGTAAATCACTCACCTGTATGTTAACTCCAATCTGCGTATATCCACTATATAGAGTAACACCTCCTGCGCTCACTGACATAACACCAACTCCGCTCATGCAGTCAATAGTTTCACTGACTGTTACGCTCTCAGCACTTGCAACTTTTCCGCCGTCAATATCGAACGTTCCCCACGGATCAATAGTTAATTGAATCCTACGAAACGGAGATGCATTTAAAAATGTGCCACGTGAAACCTGTGGGTGCTGAGAAATCGGCATATCAAAAGACCTGCTATAAAAAGGCTTATTACCCAATTTTAACGCAGTTACATCACAAGACCAAAAACCGAACTTAACTTTATTCACCTGTGTACTTCCTGCCCCAACATTTTCACAAGGAAACCACATAACACTTGTCAGATATTGAAACGGATTGAACAAACATTTTAGCAAACTATCCGTGATCTGCTGACCTGAGATGTTCGCCCAGTCAAGAGTGGAAAATATCTTTGAGCAAAAATCTGCGAAGTTAGTAGGAATAAACGCATAGAAGTTGGTAAGTCCATCCTCACCTACAATGCCACATACAAAATAGCCCTGATTCAGTCCATACTCAGCAACCGGAAATAAACCCTCGTTAACAACCGTTCGTTTCTTAACTGGTGTCGATAAAGTTGGATATAAAGTATCCATTACATCACCATCAAAACTTGTAGAACTTCGGATAAAAAACAGGTTACTAGCCTGTATTGTATCCCGATACGTGGCTAACACATCCACAACACAATGCGCAATCCATGTATTATTTTTGTATTCCCAATCTTCAACCCAATATGATCTCCCAAACTCACGGATCTCGCAATAATTCCAACTGGGTGCCGATCCACCATTTCTCAGTATGATCTGCGGATTCTCAATAGAACATGGCTCATTTATATTACAGGAAACGGCGGTAACATCACCGCCGACAATTCCTGTAGAGTTAACTCTTTTACTGGCTGTCTTAAAATTGACTGTTACCGCCATTATATCCTCCTATTCCAGAACGAAAACAAGCCCGTTCTCTGTAAGATCATTCCAGTAACGATCTGTGAAATGATAGTAAATATTCCAGTAACCACCTGCGCTGTTGAAAGGCGTTGTGCTACTCCACTGATTGATCGTAGTAAGCCCCATAGCTTCCTCGTCAAACAGTACGGCAAAGATGTTACTCATTACCTGTTCTTCACCCTTTTCAACACTTCCATCGGGTTTCATAAAGCTAGGTGTAACATTAATTCCCATCGGGCTCTCAAGTGTCTGCCAGAAATTAACCTTTTCATTTGTCGCAATTTTGAGATACTGATCGTGGAACGTATTACTCAAAACTGTAGTATCCGCTGTATGCAAATCTGGGCTGAAAATCATAATATTCTGCATACGAAGTGGAGTATGCCTTGCAATCTCTTTTCCTGTGATATTGGCATGGAATCTAGTGGTTCTCTCTGTGAAAAAGTCCATGTAAGTCATGATTTTAGCACAAGCCCATTTATAGAAACTCGGAAAGTTTTCCACTTTTCTTACATCATCAGCGGTTAACTGTGATCCGTTCTCGTCATTGTACATAGTAAGCAGCTTAACGACATGCTCCCCAGTATATCCCTCTGTACTTGCTGTAACTCCAGCCTGCCAGATGTTTTTAGCACCGATATAGTTCGCAACACAAGCACGTGCCATGCTTTCGTGTGCCTGCTCGATCATATCCATAGTGTTCTGAGTATACATACTAATGAACTGACCAAACTCGTCGGGATTGCGAAACGCCTGATCTAACTGATCTCTGAAATAAGTCCTGTGTCTCTGGAATACCTGACCGCCGTAAAAATTAGTCTGTAAGACTTTACCTTTTTTGATCTTGTACATATCAACTGCGGTATCATCTTCCAACGGCTGTCTCTGATCGTTTTCCCAATCATCGTCTAACATCCCCAACTTACGCACATGATTTCCCCATTGCTGTGTAGTTCTTCTCAAGCCCTTAAATTTAGCGTTGTATGGTCTTACGGAAAAGATCGTCCTGTCTAATACCTGAGAAATGCTGTTCATAATCCTGTCATTACCCACAAGTAACGCTGTCTGTGCCTGTGCTACGAACGAACTTGTGTCCGTTGCTTTCATAGTTTCAACGCCTGTGGCCTGTTTAACGATATCATTCAGCACTGTGCTGATCTGATCGAAACTTAATGTATTCGTCATTATTTTTCACCCCCTGTCAATCCATCATAGTTTGGCGGATTGATAATGCTTGCAATAGCATCTTCTGTTGTAACCTGTTTGGGAACTGTGTTCTGCATCAGATTAACGTTGTTACTCTGTACCGCACTTGTGAGATTTTTCAGCGCACTCAGCACATCATTCTGATCACCGATCTGCTGAATCTGCCGTGTCTGTGCCTGTGGATATAACTGAGGCTGTGCCTGTGTCTGCGGAAACTGCTGTGTATATCCCTGTACACCCTGCGCCTGTGCCTGCTGATAGTTCTGTGGATAGAACTGTGGCTGTGGCTGTGGCTGTGGCTGTGGGGCACGCTGGGTTGCTGTGCCTGACATGGTGAGGATTTCTTCTTTTGTGAATCCTGCGGTGATGAGTGCGATTAAGTTGTCTAATGTCATATCTTGTAATCCCTCCTGAGATATTTTTTATGAGAAAAGCCTGTGGAAATGATACCGTCATGTTCGTATGTGACTGCATACCAGTTTCCAGAATAGCATCCTAGACAGATGCATTTAGTTTTTTTCGGCATTTCTGCGATAACTGTTCCGTCTGTACTAGGCTCTGCCCTGATCATCAGAGGCTCTGTGTTCGTTTCGACGATATACACACCTCTGATATTTTTGTTGTAGTTAATCGTCATTTTTTTCACTTCCTGTAATATGTTCTGTGAGTTTGGTTAGTGCCTGAGTGTTGTTGTTGAGTGCGTCTGTCATGTTCTTCATTTCTTCCTTGTGAGCATCCGTTTCTTTCTGCCAGAGGTAAAAAGTAGCGATAAGGCAAGCGCAAGGCACACCAATGTTACTGATAAGAGTTGATAACGAGTTAACGTCCATATTTCACCTCCATTGATTATATTTAGCACAACATATAATATGTTTCACGTGAAACATTAAAGAAAGGTGAGAAATGTTTCACATGAAACAAAACATATGCAGGCTTTGACACTCTGCATATGTGACGAAAGATTAAGTGCTACAAATTCTTGAGTTGTACATACTCATGCACATTGGATCATTATGATCCCACGCTCCCAACGTGTTGTACGTGTGCCACGAACACTTGTCTTTCTACGAAGGATTATAGCAAATAAAAAAGGACAAGTCAATACTTGTCCTTGAAATAATTTTCAAAAAGTGATTTTGATGTGATATCCTCGAACGTGATCTTGTTTGAGAGGTACATATCCCAGAGATACACATAGTCTCTGCGGAAAGCTTTTATATCCTTGTCAGATTGTGTGTATGTGGGTGGGTTACCCGAGTGATGACGGGTAACGTATATTGTATTTTTGTTTTTACGCTCGTAGATTGTAATGGAATCCATACGGCATAACGGTATTAGCTCTTTGATGTTTGTTGGTTTTATCCCTGTGTAATCCGCGGAATAGAACTCATTTCCGAGCGCCATACGATTGAAATTTGAATCAGATCCAGACATTTTATAGAGTGCTGTTTCTTTTTTTCGTTCTGAAATTGGTGAATCAAATAAGTTAAAAAGTCCGATCCCTCTTTCCTGCATGATTGACACTGACTGTTTTCTAATATCCATTGCAGATACTTTTTCCATTAAGTTGTTCTCAATAAACATATTACAGGATAGATTTTCTGAATTGGAAAAGAGTAAGAACTGAATAGGTTTTTCACCGTCTAGTTCTCGGTTTCTGTTCATTGTTTCGTATGCGTTTTTGAAAGCATATCCCGCATTTTCAACTTTACGTTCCCGTTTCTCTGGAATAAACTCGTCATATATTCCTATCTCTACGTCCGAAGCATCGAAACCACGTAAGTTAGCGAACGTGTTTAGAGCGATTGCATAACCTAGAATCGGGCCCGTATACACTAGTTTTCCGTTATCGTCTGTGTATGTGTTGTAAAATCCTGCGACATTTTTTCCGATCGTTTTTGGATAGATCGACCATCCCTTATTTTTGTTAAGTTTTTTAAAAGGTGACAGCTCTGGAATTTTGATCGTGTCAATCTGCGCCTGCAAGGATCGCATATACACGAAAATTTTCTTGTGTTCAATACAGTATTCGAGGCCTCCGTATGTTTTCCCCGTACCTCGTCCGCCCCATATGTAATTAAACTTTTGTCCATATCCTAAAATAGCGGGTATCGACAGATACCCGCTATTTTCGTATAACGATAACATATTATTTCTGGGGCTCTGGCATAGGAACGTTCTTTTCAGAATATCCCATACGAGCAAGCGCGCGCTCCGGGGATACAAGCGCACAGATAAGATAATCACGACCTGATTTTGATGTTCGGTGAATGACCTCGATGAAAAACATATCTGGAACTTCTTCCATATCAGAAATATGATCGATAACATCCTCGAATGATTCTCTGAAAGTTGCTGACTGACCTGAGAATACATCTCCTGTGTTTGCGTCCTGCACTGAAATGCAGGTTATTTCATTTCCGATATTGTCGGTGGTAAGATATTTTGCCCACGCTCCAACGCAGATAAGTCCTTTGTTTTCTACGTTTTTAAGTGAAACGATTGCAGGTGATTCAATAAGGTCATACTCTGCATAGGTATCGAGGTTTCCTGATGATCTAATGATCTTATAATTCTTTGCCATGATTTAGTTCTCCTTTTCTTTGATAATGTTTGCATTTTTTAAAAACACTTCCGCATCCATCCCGTATAATTTTATTTCTTCGGATGTTCTTTCCCAATCAATAACAATGCCTAAATTTCTTTTTTTGATCTCTTTGCTGATCTGTTCATCAGTAAGATTTCCGATTAAAACAACTTCCTGTACAACCTCGCACTTATTCTCAGGATCGTAGCAGATTACGTTGATCTTGTTAACTGTTAATGAACGTGTAATTTTCATATTCTCACCTCCTTGTAATATCTCTTTACATGAATTATTATAACACCTATGTTAATTTTTGTCAAACGTCTCTTTAAATTCTTTTAATGTTCTTGCGTCTGCCAAAATCCTACGGTACTCATCTGTTATTCCTATTGTGTAAGTTGACGGTCTGATAACTACGTTCTGGGTGATTTTTAAAACCTGATTTTCCACGGTGTAATCCCCATAAGGAACGTCATTGTACACGCTTTCAGTTCCTCCTGATCGTAAAAAGGTGAATCCAATTTTGAAAGCTTCAATTCCTCCATGTTCTTCCAACTCATCCGGTGCAAGCTTTTTATTAACTCCTGCGATTGTTGCGTGTAGTTTCCCATCTTTAGTTCTATAGACATATTTTTTTGAACCAATGGTGGAGAATTCAGTATACGTATCCTCGTATTCGAATACCCCCATATAGTGTTTATTGCTATGACGATCTGTTGCGTATGCGGAATTGGATATACTTTGCTTTTTTCTCTCAGAATTGTATCTATTAAATAATTCATCAATATTATCACCTCTCACTTTTATATATTTTACCGAATCCGTATCACTGTATACATAACGGTCTCCAACTATATTGATTCCCTCTTTTAAACGCAAGCGAGCCCAAGCTGTCACCCATACACCCCATTGATAAGGTAAGAAAGCTGTTCTGTTATATTTAGTGAGTAATGTCTCACGTGAAACATTTTCATCAACTGTATATATGTTTTCAGCTGATTCTGTAAATATTAATGATTGTTTCACGGGTGATTGAACCATCATTCCATAGCCGGCATTAAGTAATGCCTTTTGTAAGTTGTAAAAAAGCTCCTGCTCTACTATACCTTTTAATTCTGTTTTGTCCGTATAATATTTACGGAAAATGTCTTTCAACGGTTCTGGCAATGCTCCGTATTTGCTCTCATAACACTCTGTTATTTCAAAATGTTTCCATTTGTACTCATGTTTCATTATCTCATAATCAATATCAGTAAGCGTTGTTTCGATATATTCAGCGCTTAAAATACGACCATTGTCAAGTGTTTCACATGAAACATTTCTACATTTTGAATATGAAATATAGGGCGCCCCGTAATACTTGTCGATCTGCTCAATACCTGTTATTTTACATCGGAATAAGAGTGCTTTTCCTCTATCCAGTTTCTTATCTATATCAGATTCATCTATTGATCCGATATATACAAAACGTGTCATCGGGAAAACACAATTCAACACAACGTCAGGATAAGAGGATGATCTATCATATGAACCGATTCCTAGAATATTTTTACCATCTGCACGTATCACGGTTCCTGAGTAATAACGGTTAGCGTGTGTATCTCCTCCCCGAAACGCCTCCTCTAGCAGATCGAAAACATCTATAGTTGGAAATATATCCTTGTGTTTTCGTGACCATCCATACATGGCTTTTTTCGTTTCACGACGTACATAACCGGTCGACGTTAATGGTAGTGTATATAGATTGTCATTTGACAGTATCATACGTTTATACATTGCTTCAACTAGTCCGATTGTGTCGTATGTACTATACTGTATTTCATAATCGGTTAGTTCTGTCCATGGAAAACGCTTTTTACTGTAATTAAATCTTTCACCTGATAATTTTTGGTGTTTTACTTTCATTTTTGAAGTGAAAGTATTCAATGACATATTTGTCTGAAGATATGAACAACGAAACTCGAAACGCTCTAACATTTCACATTTCAATATTTTACGTGATTTTATCGCAAAAACTTCGTCCGGTGAAAATGTATATATACCACGCAAAAATTGAAATTCATATGAAAGATTATGAACAAAAATCATGTAATACGCATAGTTATCGTCATTCATAAGCTGATCCATAAAAAGCTCAAATTCTGACCAAGTTCTTCCTATTATAGTATCAATGTTTAAATCGTCAAGAAAAAGAATTGAAAACTGCCAAATATACATTATTGACTGCTCAATATCTTCTAATCTAGTTGTCTCGATATCGAAAGCGCACAAACAATTTTTATATCCGTGTGCGTTTTTTGAACCTCTATTTGATCTAGTATCATGTAAACATGGTAAATTCTGTATTCTATTAAAGTTATAGCTATCTACTGTATACAGATTATCCATGTTTACCTCCTGCGCTTACGTTTACCCGCTTTCCTCTTCTGACGTTTCGCTTTTTCTTTCTTTGCTACGCCAGATTTCAATTTTTCGATGTTTCGTGATCCCGTTTTCAAAAATTCCTTGTACAAGTCTAGCATTTTACCTGTACTTAATTTTTCACCATCAGAATATAATTCTACAGCAAAATCAGAATCATATATTCTATCTGATGCAAAATCTCTGAGTTGTTCCATAAAACGACCAAAATTTAACAAATCTTCGTGCGTTTTTAACTCCGTTCCGTACAAATCATTGATGTGTTGCATCTGCTCTTTTTCACGTTTTTTCAATCCTGTAACTGTGGTTCGATCTGATGCTATAATAGTTGCCAGTTCAGATAACAAGTGATAGATTTCTCTATCACTTGTTATATCTTTCAACTGTTTGTAACGTTGAATCGGTCGATCCTTTACCAGATTAATGTCCTTATAATCTGATTTCAGCAATCTTTCATATCTCTTTCTCCATATTGACCGTAAACGTGAATACTCTTTTCTTACCTCTTTTTTGTCCCATGTTAACTCAAGAGCAAGCGGTGTATAATCATCTTTTGTCCTGAGCAATCCCTGCGGTTTACTCTTCCTCGAATAAGACTTTTGTGTTGTCAATAGGAACCCCTCCCTCTAATTTGTTGTAGTATACAGGACGATATTTTTCTTCAAACTCCACAACGTAGTCCTGCACGATTGACATTGCGACTGCACCTGTGTATGCCTTTACTAATAGATAATCACATTTGTCTTTACACTGGCTTTTAGGGATGTTCGGTGTATTTAATTCTTTGATATATACCTTATACCATGACTTCTTAATGTTTAACGGTCTGCTCATTGTACTCCCTCCATTTCTCAACACATCTCAGGATATCGTCAAAACTTGACATTGCTCCCCACATTATATATGGCTTATGATCAAAACACTTTTTAAATTCGGAACAAATCTCTGGCTGGCTACATGAATGACAATATTCAGTATCATTACATGTAAAACATATATCACAATAATTTTTCATTTCTTATATCCTCCTGACCATTTTGCCCCACACCAAACCCCATACGGGAAAATTAATATAGCACCAAATCCAAACCACAATATAGCATCCAACATTAGTATATACACCTACTTTCTATCTCTTCTTTAATCCACTTACGTTCCCGATAACGCCACGGGAAACGCATGATCTTGTATTCCTGCAATAGCTCACGTGGAGTGAGCCATGCTAGATAATTTTTGTAGCTTTCTTCGTAATCTGTCATCTGTTCACCTCTCTTTCATTTGATAACATTATTATATATCATTATTTAGATTTATTCAAAGTCCATATTGTTCATAGAACACATGTTCGAAAACATCACCCCTGTATGTGTTTCTCACACACGGACACAAGAGCATAATGTTCTAAAATAACTAATTTTCATAGTGCAATATGCATAACTATCAAAGGAAATCAATCCAATAATTGTGCATATTGCACTAATACTTTGTCCGTTGTGCGCGTACAGTGGACATCTGTGTCTGTGAGTGTCCGTGGTGGACGGACAAATTGGGGAAAGTG